CTGCTTGACATAGAAACCATTGAAGCAGATGACGATATGGACACACAAGCTATGAAAGTCTTGTTGAGGTACAAAAGCCAACGCATCGAAGATTTAGAAGGTGCGCTTGCTAAAGAGAAAGTAAAATATCACGAACGGCTAGACAAGGAGCGCGAAAAGCACGAGAAAGATATTGCATTTCTGGCACATCAGATAGAACTTAAAGACAAGCGTATGGATATGTTATTAGAAGCCATTTTCGCCAAAGATAGCCAACATCAAGAGTTATTGAAACTGATAATGACGTGTCCGGCAAGAACGGGAAAGAAGTGTGAAGAATGATTATGAGAAGATTAATTTACTTTATTATTTTGGCTGTTGTTTTAGCCGGATGTGGGGCTGCATCTGAGCCAGAACCCATAAATGAAAATACAGCAGTTGCAGAAGAAAATCAGCAAAGCGAAGAAAACCAAGAAGTTAAAAGTGATACCGCCGAAAAGATAGAAACATCATATAAAAAAGACGGTGAAACAATATACTTCACTTATAATCCTGCTAAAAATAACTTTCACATGACATTCTTCCCGGATGACGAAGACGATAATGAATTTTATCGGAACAAAATATGCTATGTATCGGCAGGGCTTATCTATCTTTCTCAATCCTATGGTGTAGATTATAGTTTATCCGTAATGGCTAAAGATTACTTCACAATTATGATTACCCCTTCTATGATAACAGCAACTAACAAAGATGGATCATCTACATCAGACACGCCAGATTGGATGCGGGAATGGATAGACGATTCAGATAATCATAGGGATAATCTCGAAAGTTATACTGAATGGATATATGACATAGATACGCATATCCCTACTGATTTTGGGATTCAGAAGGTGAACGAATGAACATAGAAAAACTCCCCAGCGGATCATACCGCATTCGACATACCGATAATGGAATAACGTACCGCATGACCGTCAAGTATAAGCCAACAAGAACCGAAGCTATGGCGCTTATTACTGAGCAGATAAAGCAGAAGCCCGTTAGCGCCATTATAACCTTTGAAAACGCTTGTAACGCTTATATAGATGCGAAATATAACGTTTTATCGCCTACAACGAGAAAAGAGTATCTTGGGACTGTTAGCAGGCTTCCCGAGGCGCTAAAAGAAATGCGTCTGTCCCAGATAACGCCTCTTTATATACAGAAGGTGATAAATGATTTATCTGTGAACCGCTCACCGAAGACAGTCGCAAACTACTCCGCTTTTATCATGGCGGTTCTCCGGTCGCAGGAAATAAACATAAAGCAGCCCAAACTTCCGCAAAAGGAGAAAAAATCTCTGTATATCCCCACGGAAAAAGATATACAGGCAATTCTGGCCGAGATTCGCGGCACTGATTATGAAATACCATTTATGCTGAGTTGTTTCGGTCTGCGCCGTTCCGAAGTCTGCGCGCTTACTGTTGATGATCTCCACGGATGTAATCTCACCATAAACAAAGCAAAAGTCAAAGATGAGAACAAGCAGTGGGTAATCAAAACCACAAAAACCACCGAAAGCACCAGAACAATCATTATTCCGCAGGAGTTGGCTGACAAAATCCGGGAACAGGGGTACATTTACAAGGGCAGCCCACACTCATATCAGAAAATGATACCGAGAGTATTAAAGAAGTTGGGTCTCCCTGCTTTTTCACTTCATAAGATGAGACACTTTTTCGCATCATACCTTCATGCCAAAGGGTATTCTGACAAACAGATACAAGAGATGGGTGGCTGGAAAACCGATAACGTCATGAAAGAGATATACCAGCATGCTATGGATATGGACGAAGCCAAACTCCGCGTCGCCGAAGACATTTATGCTATATGTGGCGTACACGTTACCATAATTGACGAGCCAGAATAAAATATAAACTCTTGTTTATATTTCGTGGCAAATTTCGTGGCAAATCGTGGCAAAATTTAGGGTTATTTCAGATAACTCACAGTTATTCATAAACAGCCGCAAACCTCAGTAAATAAGCACTTTTGAGCGTATTTTCAAGGGATATTCCAGACATATAGAGCCAAATTCGAATCCTGTCACCCCGACGCCTATCCGCCTTAGAAAATAAAGGGTTTCATCTCGGCGTGGCAAATTTCGTGGCAAATCTTTATAAAATGATGATACCACATTAATTGCCTAAATGAAAGAGCGGGGTTTCCCCCGCCCTCTCTTTTACTCTTCGTACTGACGTATCAACTTACGGATATAATCTCTTTCCTGATCGTTGGATGCGTTACGCATATCTCTGCGCAGTTTTTCTACAATATCCTCGTTGTGTCCGTACATCCTGCCATAACTGCCGCGATTCCCGTAGTCACCATAGTTCTCACCATAACCGCGATTTCCGTAGCCATCATAGCCTCGATAGCTCTCGTTATAACGTCCGTCACCGTCTCCATCACGTCTGCCATATGGCATACGTCCATAAGAACCTTCTGCAGTCCACATACCGCCATGGCCGTATGAGGGGTTATCCTTTTCTTTGATTTCGCAAATGTCCTTAACTGCATCAATGGTTTTTCCTAAGATATCCAATGACGCATTGTTAAGTTCGCCCTTATCATTGATTTCTCTTAAGCTCTTATTCAGGAGTTCTTCTGAACGCTTTATTTCCTGCATTATTTCCATAGCCTCTCCTTTCTTACCGCTTTACACCCGCGGTATCGAATATAATGTTTGCTGAAAGCACTTCTACATCCGCGTCACCAATGTTACGAACCGACACTCTTGAACATCCGCATATAGCGGGTACATTCACAATGGAAGCAGTTCCTATGTTGAACGGTTCTTCAACTGCTGCCGGGGTAACCGACATGATTGCCGCAGGCTCGACTTCACCGTCTACCACAAGCGCAAGGCTTATTGTCCCAATTTCACCGTCAGCGGGTATCTGAACGTTCGCATGGAAAGCTACCTCGTATAATGCTTCTGGTATTTCTACCTTGCAGCACTGCCTATAAGGTTTAAGCCCCCTTGAACTCGCCAAGAAGATACCCGTTCCGTCACGGTGAAATATGAACCCTTCGCTACAAGGGACGGGTGCATTTGCAAACACAACAGGCTGATTTGCAGAAACTATCTGGCTAATTGCACTGTATTCTGCTGCCATAACCTCACCCCCTTACGAATAGAGGGTAGAGCCACAACCACAACCGCAACCATTGTTATTGCAAGTGAATATCGGTGTGCGTCCATATACAGGAGTGGTAGGTACAGGGCAAGTATTAAGCCTATTGTAAAGCTGATCGACCTCGTTAGAAAATCCCTGTGCGATAAAAGCGTTCTGTGCGGTCTGTGATGCCGCAAGGTTAGCCATCGTAAGCTGTCTTTCAAGGTCAGTAATTTTCTCGTTCTTCGCATCAATCTTGTCCTGACAAATTTGATCCTTAATGCTCTGTATGCCTGCGTTAACAGACTGTAAGATAGCCTGAGTATTCTGCGCGTCCGCTGTTCTTGTAGCGCAAGCCTCTCTTGCAAGATCGCTTGAAAGGTTTGCAGTAGCAAGGCGGTTATCACAGCAACACTGTGCCAACTGACTCTGTACTCCGTTAAATCCCTGTAATGTAGCTGTCTGCGCAGCGTAGCTTCTTTCCAAGTCAGCTATGGTATTACCATAAAGCTGCTGAGTAATAGCATTCTGAGCGCCGTTTACAGCCGACACGATAGAGTTCCCGGTCTGACAGATATTCTGATTTACGCCTGCGATACCAAGCTGTACGTCACCGAAGCCGCTTGTTACGCTGTTCTGAATACCCTGAATGGATGTATTAATCATCTGATCGCGGAAGCCATTCTGTGTAAGCTCTGCCTGATTCATCCAAGGATAAAGTGCTGCACCATCCGCTGCTAAACCACCAAAGCCACCGAAGCCACCCATGCCCCAGCCGCCAAAGCCGTTTCCAAATAGTGCAAACATGATGATGAGGATAAGCCAGATATCGCTATCAAAGCCACCAAAACCACCACCGAACCCGCCCAAACCCGTAGGCGCGACAGGCATCACAAGACTTGAATCTGTATTGAAAGCCATTTTTTCTTCCTCCTTTATTTGTTGTAAGGTTAAGGGCTACCGTCACGTTCCGATAGTCCGTATATAAAGGCTAATGCGCACTTGCCTTAATATCGTTTTAACTCAATATTTGCAGTTTTTTAGTTTATTTTGTCATTTAGGGAATGTTTGACAGGATTTGCAAACTGTGACCCATTCTGTAGAAACCTGTTACTCATAATCCCATTGGATGACATATATTGTCCCATCTGCTCGGGGGTCATGCCATTCATGGCCTGCAATTGACTCTGATCTATACGTCCGTTCTGAACAAGTAAATCGCCGACTATGGACGGGTTCTGTTTCGCCTGTTTGAATATACGGATAACATCTCTTATATTGTATCCGCCGCATAAAGGATTACCCATTACTCTTCCCTACCTTTCTTTCCCGGTCGTGAAAAGCACTCCGACATCCTCTTCTCAACTTCCTGAGAGATGATCCTGCTCAGTTCGTCTCTCTTGACATATTTCTTATGCAGTTCTTCTTCCTTTACAAAGCCTTCGAGATTTGGTTGTTCCACTGCACTCTGTTCTTTATGAGGTATTAAATCGAACCATTCCAAAGGCTGCAGCTTGTTATCGGCCGTTCTAACCTTACGGTATACATACGGCATATCCATATCAATAAGCACTGCTTCCTGACCGGGATTCACATTAAACAAGTCTGCAGCCGTTTTATTGGCCACAAAAGCCACCATAGGTTGCTGGGGAGTCATGGGCTGATTCTGCATCATATTCTGCTGCTGTACCCATTGCAGATAGTCATTATAATTCGGGATCATATGTTACCTCTCTTTCTTCCAATAATACTGCGGGATTAAACGTCCACTATCAGTAGCATCATAATAATCACCATCTATAACAGGGATTGCGTGACCGGAAGTGAGTACAACATACTTTCCTTCGGGATACTCTCTCGCAAAGTCTGCCACCGTGTAACATACGCTACACTCGTTAGGGATTATGTGTCTTGTATAGCCCTTTTCACGGAGATAAAGAGATAGAGTTGCATCCTGATTAGGCATATCGTAAATCATCAGACCACGATTACATAAATCCATGTAAGCCTTTTCCCATGGAATATCCATGATAATTGAAAGCGTTCGTACCAAACAATCATCAGTGACCTTATTTATGGGATTCGGGTTCGCGTATCTATACATATCTTCTTCTCCTTATGATTTAAGGATAAGGGATATGCCGATGAAGTGAAATAAAGAAAAGGTATAACTTTCGTATATCTTTTGACAATAAAAAAAGACCCCCGAAGGGGTCTCTTTTCAGCTTATAATACTCATTCCTACAAGGCTCTGACCTCTGTTATTAGCCATCGCTATGTCTCTATCTCCAATATTTACGGAGAAGTCCTTATTAGCCGTCTCACGGCTGCTCTGTGCGATATCTGACAAGTAAGGGTTCAGCATATTGAACACCACTTCGGTCATAGCTTCCTGCACACCCTCACGGATACCAGAGACTATCTGATCGTTATTCGCTACGGCTGTCCGGCTACCGAATGAACCTACCATTTCTGCGCCGCGCTCGTTCGCTATAAACAGTTCTCCATTACGGGGGAAGCCGCCGTTTTCATAGAGCGGTATCGGCGTTATCTCGAAGAGTTTAGCCTGTCCTGCTTCCATGACGGTCTGTCCGTTCACTACAAGGTTATCCCACTTGACGTTCATAGCAGTGTTTATCTGCTCTATCAGAGTGTTCATAATAATCGTTATAGAGTTTGCAACTCCCCTGAACGTTGTTTCAAATGCGGATGATACGCCGCTCAGTGCGTTAGTCCAATACTCTCCTTTGGTCTTTTCAAGTATATTCTTGTCAAACCATTTCAGGAATTTCTCAAACTCTTCCTGAACGCTGCCTATACTTGTTCCTACAGCCTTTTCAATCTCTCCAAGTGAACCTGTTATTAATGTCTCATTATTTCCGATTTTCTCAGGCAATATCTCATCAAACAGCGCTGTGATTTTTTTGCCTACGTTTTCATCAAACGTGGTTATACTCTTCTCGGTCTCACCAAGAGTCGTCGTGAACGTCTCGTTCGTTTCGGTGAATTTCGTAGGAAGCAAATCATTAAACATATCCGAAATAAGCTGTTTAACATCAGTATCAAACTGTGTTAAAGTCTCTCTCATCTGCCCTATCATAGTGGTCATACCGCCTGTGATAGTATTGAAAGATGTTATGAAAGTATCCGGCTTGAATACGTCAGTAGCGCTATTATAAACGGCCTCTATATCAGCCATCATCTCGCTTATAGCCGCCTCAACTAAGCCCTTATTTTCGCTTATGCCGTTTGCAAGTCCTTCATCGAAATACTGACCGATCTCAATCGCTTTTCTTGACGGTGAATTTACTTCCAACGGTTCTGCCACACCTTCAAGCATCATCTGAGCAAGATTTTTGGATTCTTCCTTGATTTCTGGCTGGCCATTAATTAAGCCCTTCGCGCCACCTTTTATAAACTGCTCAGCAATTTCAGAACCCTTGTTTTCGGCAAAAGTTGTGTCAACATTATCGTATGAACTTTCAACTGCTGTCTGCAGTTCGGCCTTCTTATCAAGAAAACCTTTAGCGCCGCCCTCAACAAAAGCGTCCACAAAGTCTGTACCCAGCTTTGTGCCTTTCTCTTCCATCGGGCTTGCATCTATGTCGCTGACAGAATCTTCTACTATTCCCTGAGTAGACTTCCTTACCGGGCCAACTGCCTCATCTCTTACTTGCCAGAATATATCAATCCACCCATCTTTGAGTGTATAAACTGTCTTTCCCCATCCAGCATCGTGTCGCCATTCATAAACACTATCAAATGCACTATTCAACAGATTAGTTGTTGCATCAGCTAAGAACGGCTGTGCGCCGTCTGCTGCCTGAACGTAATTTTCCTGTATGCTATCCACAAACGGAGTAATAACGTTTGCTGCATATTCATTCGCCGCCTCTGCATCACCCGTAGCAATTATCTGATAGAACTTATCATACAGGGTGGTCATTTCTGCATCCATCGCGTTCTTAAATGTATCGTTTAACGCATGGAACTGCAAATTAGCCTGCTGCTCTGCATAAGCAGGATCAGTACCTTCTGCAATACGTTCCTTCATATTCCGAGCAATGTCTTCGTATGTATTGTCATACGACTCCTGAATCTGCTCATTCTGAGAAATAAGGTCTGCAGCAAAAGCATCATAGCTGGACGAATCAAGGTTAGAAAAGTCTATACTTGAAACGTTTTCACTCAGTTCTTTGAGGCTTGTATTCAGCTTATCAGTGTATTCATCTGAAATAGCACCACTCTCAGTACCAAAGTTGAGCAGTTCTTTGTAAGCATCTTCAAGCGCGTGTTTCGCATCGTTTATAGCCGAAACACTTATGTTTGCGTTCAGCGCTTTGTCAAGATTATCTCTTGCTTCCTCGACATTGCTCATCAAATCCTTTAATTCGCTGGACTCGGTATCATGTGCGCGAGACAGATTACTCAATCTATTGAGATAATCCTGCTCCATCTCTTTTGTCAAAGTACCCTGTGATTTAGCGAACTGATAATCCGCTATCACGCCCTGCATCAGATAATCGTAATGAGCGTCTATATACTGCTCCCACGCGGACTGAACATCAGCCAGATTGCCGATTATATCATTCATTGCATCTGCGGTCATTGAACTACCGTTTGATGCCGCCGAAGCTATTAAAGCGAAGCCGCCAGCTACATTTTCGAGATTACCTCTGAGTGTCTGTAAATCCTCATACTGACCATGAAGTTTATTTAGGCCGCTATCAATGTTATCTGCAACGGTCTTGAAATTCGCTGCTATTTTCTCGACAGTTACCGCAGACTCACTATATGTAGTCGTCAATACTTCAAGTACCGTATTTTCACGCACCTGATCTAATGCTTTATTCAGACCGACAATGCCGCCTACAAGTCCCGCAATTCCCGTAGCAATCAATCCACCGGGGAAGCCAA